AACTCGTAGAGGAAAGGGCAATGTAATCATGTGCTCCGCTGACGTTGCATCCGCACTGTCCATGGCTGGCGTACTCGACTACACCCCTGCACTTAACGCTAACCTGAACGTTGATGACACTGGTAACACCTTCGCTGGTGTTCTGCTTGGTAAGTACAGAGTCTACATCGATCCTTATGCTGCAAACGTTGCTGCTCAGCAGTACTACGTTGTCGGTTATAAGGGATCCTCTCCTTACGATGCAGGTCTCTTCTACTGCCCATATGTACCTCTCCAGATGGTACGTGCAGTTGGCGAGAACACCTTCCAACCCAAGATCGGCTTCAAGACCCGTTATGGTCTTGTTGCAAACCCCTTCGCAGAAGGAACAGATCAAGGTCTGGGTCGCCTCAAGGTCAACCAGAACCGTTACTACAGAAGAGTTCAGATCAAGAACCTCATGTGATCCATCGGATTCACAATCTGTTACAAGAGACCCGAAAGGGTCTCTTTTTTTGTCTTTATGTAACGCTTATGTAAAAAAGCAATAAATGTTAGTGAATTAACACAAAGTATACTATATAATACAGAATGGACAATACTATGAACTAAAACTAATCCCAATTCTTTGTTATTGATCAATAATGGGGAGTGACCATGCACAATCTATTATCACGCTCACAGTTAGATGAGTGGAGACATTTTGAAAGCACAATTGATGAACTTGCTTTGGAGCAGCAAAGACTAAACGATTACTACGAATGTTTAATTGAATGCGATGCCTTGGCCCAATCGGAGTGTAAAAAGATCTGTAGGCACATATTAGATTAAACATTGAGACCCGAAAGGGTCTCTTTTTTTGTCTAAATATAATTACTTGAATTGTTAAATATGAAACCCCATTTAATTACTTTAGGATGTAGTTGGTGTTATGGTGAAGGGTCTGGATATAAGGAGGGTATGACTGCTGATGAATATGACATGATTCAGCATGATTCAGATATTTGTTGGGAGAATGGATGGAGAAAAAGAGTTGTAGATCATTTTGGATTTAGTCATACAAACTTAGGTGAGTATGGCAGTGGTAATGATAGACAATTTAGATTAGCAACGAGATTTTTTTTATCAAAAACGTTTCAAAAACTGAGACAAAGTAACACACCAGTTATTGTTCTTTGGGGTACTACATCACTAAACCGATATGATGTTTGGTTAAACTGTGCAAATAATTATGTAAAGGTTCTTCTGAATAATGCAGATGAAGATCTAATTAGATATGGTAATCATCAAGATATCTATTCTTACGCAATCAAAAAATATTCATACAATGAAACTGCTAGATTGCAAGAATTAGAATCAAACATTATGCATTGGAATCAATTCTTCCAATTGCTTGGTATTAAAAATTTTTGGTATGACACTCTAGCGTCTTTTGACTACAGAATTAAACCGAAGAATTTTTTTGATATAGAAAAGTATAATAGATCTCTAGTATCAGTATGTGCTAGAAAGCATAGGAAAGATAATAAAGTAAAATCACTTTTTCAAGAAGATGATTTTGCATATAATATTGATAACGGTGTATTAAATGAACACAGTTATCATCCAAAAAAACCTTACTACAAAGAAATCGCCAATTATTTAATCGGTAAATTAGAAGAGAGTCTCTGATGTCACTTAGTAGAGTAGGAAACGCCTACACCAATCAAATTCAAAATAGGAATTTCTTATCTTCTATTGGGTTTAGATTTACACTAAACCGTGCAAGGAAGGTATCATTTTTTGCAAACTCTGCAAACATTCCTGGTTTAAATTTAGGTGTTACAGAGCAACCATCTTATTTGAAGAATATTGATGTTCCAGGAGATAAAATTCAATTTGCAGATTTTACCTTGAGATTTTTGGTAGATGAAAATTTAGAGAATTACATGCAGATTCAAAACTGGATGAGGGGTCTTGGATTCCCAGAATCTCAGAAAGAAATTTTTGATCTGCAAAGACAGGGTGATAATACTATTGGATATGACAGTGATTCCATGAACATCTATTCTGATGGAACACTTCAAGTTGTCAATAGTTCTCAGAGAGTTCAATTTGAAGTATTGTTTGAAGATATGTTTCCATACAACTTGTCAGACTTGGAGTTTGATGCTACCTCACAAGAGACTGAGTACTTTACTGCAGAAGTGTCTTTCAAGTATACTGTATATAATATAGTGTCACCAAAAGGCGATCCCTTATGATTTTAGACCTTGAAGAAATCCAAAAGATGTGGGAGAAAGATACTCACATTGACATGGATAATTTACATGATGAGTCAATTAAAGTTCCAGCGTTACACGCTAAATACTTCGAGATATACAACACAGTTGTTCTTCTCAAGAAAAAAGCGGAACAAACCCGCAAAAATGTCAGGCACGAACGATACGAATATTTTTCAGGTAAAGCTGACCCAGAGGTTTACCAAGAGAATCCGTTCCCTAAAAAAGTTAGAGACAAAGACACTCTACAAAAATATCTCGATGCTGACGACAAATTGTCGCAGATAAGTTTGAAGGTTGAATATTACGATACCATTTTGAACTATCTAGATAGTATTCTAAAAATGATACAAAATAGAACGTATCAAATTAAGAATGCCATAGATTTCTTAAAATTCCAGGCAGGATATGGATAAACAGTATGATGTTGTCATTCAAAAATCGAACGAAGTATTTTTAAAAATTGAGTGCGAACCGCACATTCAATATGAATTGAGAGATGCTTTTACTTTTGAAGTTCCAAATGCAAAATTTATGCCTCAATACAGAGGTAAAAATTGGAATGGAGAAATTCATCTATTCGATCTAAGATCAAAACAAATTTATGTTGGTCTTTTAGATAAGATCATCCACTTTTGTGAGACGTACAAATATAGTTACACTTTTGAAGATAACAAATACTATGGTATGCCTTTTGAAGTAAATGAGGGCATATCAAGAGAAGGTGTCAAAGATTATATTAACTCAATTACATCGTTTAGTCCTAGAGATTATCAAATTGAAGGAGTATACGATGCTTTAAGACATAACAGAAAATTACTGATATCACCGACTGCCTCAGGTAAATCGTTGATGATTTATTCAGTAGTACGATATTACTCAGATAAACAGCAAAAAATACTCTTAATTGTTCCAACGACATCTCTAGTAGAGCAGATGTATAAGGACTTCCAGGATTATGGTTGGGATGCTGAGAATCATTGCCATAAGATTTATTCTGGTCGCGAGAAGACAAGTGACGCTCCTGTGGTGATTACTACATGGCAATCTATCTACAAATTAGACAGATCATTTTTTGAAGATTTTGATGTGGTGATCGGTGACGAAGCACATCAATTTAAAAGTAAGTCTTTAATATCTATAATGACAAAACTTCATCATGCAAAATATAGATTTGGATTTACTGGAACACTAGATGGAACACAAACACATAAGTGGGTTTTAGAAGGATTATTTGGTCCATCTTATAAGATTGTAAAAACTGCAGAGTTGATGGCAAAAGGTCATCTGTCTAAATTAGATATTACCTGTTTAGTTTTAAAACATACCCCTCAAATATTTCCATCTTATGAGGATGAAGTTCAGTATATCATAACACATGATCAAAGAAATAAATTCATCAAAAACTTATCTCTAGATCTTAAAGGGAATACTTTAATTCTATTCTCTAGGGTTGAGACTCATGGTAAACCTTTATTTGACTTAATTAAGGACTCCGTAAAAACCGATAGGAAAGTATTTTTTGTACACGGAGGAATTAATACTGAAGAACGAGAATCGGTAAGATCCATTGTAGATAGTGAGAGTAATGCAATCATAGTTGCATCTTATGGTGTATTTTCTACAGGAATAAATATTAGAAACCTGCACAATGTCGTCTTTGCTTCCCCCAGTAAATCTAGAATCAGAAATTTACAGTCTATAGGTAGGGTTTTAAGGAAAGGGAAGAACAAGTCAAAGGCAATGCTATACGACATCTCTGATGACTGTACACATAAACAGAGAAGAAATTATACATTAAACCATTTTATAGAAAGAATTAAAATCTATAATGAAGAGAATTTTAACTATGACATTATTAACGTAAATCTAAAAAGTTAACAATATGCTAGAAGAAGACTTTTATGCAACTATTAAATTAAAGACTGGTGAAGAGATCTTTACTAAGGTATCTCCCTGTACAGAAGATGATAAGACATTCTTACTTGTCTCAAATCCTATTACATTCTCTGAAATTAAAACAAGAGGTTCTGTTGCTTACAAGTTAGAACCTTGGTTAAAGACAACTCGTGATGATATGTTCATTATTGATATGAATGATGTTATCACTATGAGTGAATCTAAAGATATTGAAATGATTATGATGTATCAATCTTGGTTAAGAGAATCCAAGGACTTCACAGATTCTGAAGATCCTACTGGATATAGAAAAAAGATTGATAAGTCTATGGGTAGAATTGGTAATGTTCAGGATACTAAAGAGATTCTGGAAAGACTTTATAAAGAAAGCTAAGCTATCCCGATGAACCTCCACAAAGGTTATTGTACAGAGATCCAGAGGTCTTGTCAAGTTTAGTCATTTGGTATAACTGTGATATAATACATATATTATAGAAATCGATACTATGCCACCTATTGGACCCATGACTAAAAGAAAGAGATCTATTCATTACGTTAATAATAAAGAGTTTTTAGCAGCTCTAATTAAATATAGAG